CAGTCTGTGCAACGTCCGCTAGGCCGGTCTGACGAGCTAGGTTTATCCCAGATCGCACGCACTGTAGCACACGCAACTAACAACAAAAAGCCCCCGATGCCGAAACACCGGGGGCCTCTTTGCATCTAAGCCCGAGGACTTAGATACCCGGTGTACCGAAAACACCGCGCGGGTCAGTCCAACCAAACGCATAACGCTCGGTTGCCTTATAGCGCATGGAGTCGGTTTCGAAGTCACCTTCCATCGACTTCTCGAGGCCGCGACGCATCGCGAGCTTGAGGCCTTCCGGCGCGTCGGTCTCGACCCAGAACGCGGTGGTCGAGGTGATACGCGACAGGTTGGCCTGACCTTCTGCCAGCAAATTCATAGACTTGACTGGGTTGATGTCATTGTCGGCGGTACCAGCACGCAGCACAGACTTGAGGAGAACCTCAGCCTGGAACACGTTGCTGGGACCCGTAACGATCTTTTTCGGCGTCAGGCGGATGCGCTTGCCGTTGTTGTCAACGGCGTTGCGGATCTGGATCAGCAACTGCTCAAGCGATGTCTGCGACAGAGCCGCAGCAACCGAAAGTTGGTTGCTGAACGTGCCGTTGGCGATCGGGTGGTTTGTGGCCACCAGCGACACGCCATCGCCACCCGGAAACGCACCGTTGAAGGCGCGGTTCAGGATGTTGGCGCCCAGCGTTTCCTTCGTCTCGATCAGCGACTGTGCGAGGTGACGCGCATAGGTCTGACCGATACGGATGTGGTCGCCGTCTTCCACCAGCACTTTGGTCAGCGCGAAGGCGAGACCAAAGACCTTGTAGACGTAGCGCTGGATGAACAGCACGCCGCCCGACTGGTAGGTGACCGGCATACCGTCCGGGAGTTCCGGCGCGGCGCCGAAGCCGTACAGGACAGGCTCTTCGTGATAGTTCCGGGGGATGCCCTTGAACTCACGGAAGACCTGTGCCCACTCATCGGCACGCTGTTCGTAGATGCCATTGAACTCTTCGTTCAGGATCGGTTCGACGATCGAACGAAAGTCCGTACTGCGCATTGGCATAGCCATGGTTTATGCCTTCCTAGTTAGATGGCAGCGATGTTGGCCACGAACTGATGTTCGCTGACCTGCACCTGTGCGATGACGTAAGTGTCGCCAAATGCGTTGTCCGGGCCGGGCGTGATACCGATCAGGCGGACAGAAGCGTTGGCGGCGGCGGATGCCACATCCAGAGCCTGCGAAGACAGGCCAGTGGTAGTATTGCCGGCGATGGCAGTCAGATCATACTGCTTGCCGATGTCTGCGACGACCAGAGCGGCGTTGCTCTGGATTTCGTAGACAATGGTCGGATCAAGCGTGACGTAAGCCACGATGTCCGTGCCAGCCTGCGATGCGGTGAACTTGTTCGACACGCGGCGGCGACCGTCGCTGTCGGTAAACTCAACGCCCTGGAACGTGCCGATGAAGGCAGCCCCAACCGCAGATGCCACAATGGTGCCCTCGGTTTCGCCGCCGCCAGTGGACGGGGCGATACGAACCGGCTGGTTCTGGAAGATGTTCGACGCATAGCCCGACGCAATCGTGAAGGCGGTGGGACGGATCACACCACTCGGCGAGTACGATGGGCGCAGACCGAACGGTGCATTGACCGTATTCGACATGAGCCTTGTTCCTTAGAAAAGGGTTTCAGGGATTGCCGGCGTTAGGCAAAAATACCTTGCGCCGGAGCTTGACCATACATGCCCCCCTCGCCGTCTTCGATGAGACGACCACCAGACCGCTCCGCCTGTTCCCGCAGAAGCTCTGCGGTCTCAGCCAGTTTGTTCTCCTCGCGCATGGGTGCATCGTGGTGAGCCTCCTGCATGTACCGATAGTACAATGTCATAGGCAGCTTCGCCGCGATCATCTCGTTGACGGCCACGCAACCGGCGTATTCACCGGTCTTCAAGGTGACCAATTCCATCCCCGGAACGTCCCCGGCACGAATCAATTCGTAACCCAGACGTAGGCGGTGTTGGATCGTGTCGCCCTTGTTCGTCGTCGTCAGCCAGCACACATGATATCCGGGGATATCTGGAATGTTGGGCAGTGCATCGTTGTACAACTGCATTCGGAACATTTCGAGCCGCTCATCTTCCGAGATTTCGCGGTCCTGCGTCGCGCGCCGGTCCTGCGTCTGTCGGGATTGACGACTAACACCTGGTTCCTTCTTCAGGCGTCCATCCATATAATCGTTGAGATCTTCAGACATTAGCTCTCTCCTTTTCAGCGAGCTGAGTTACGATCATATTCTTGGTACGCCTTCAGTAGGCGCTTGCGAGCGACAGGGTCGTCCCAAGCACCTGCGTCCATCATAGCCTGTTTACGCTCGGGTGTCACTACCACCTCATTGCGCGTATTCACGGGCGCGTACTCGCGAGTATTGCCGGTTGGCGGTGCCTTACGGCGCGGCGTCCTATCCGACCCGGCAGGCTCGCCGGTGTCGACATTCATGCGCCCAGCCACGCGCCGCGTCAGCTCATGCCAATACTCCTCAGACGCCGGGTTCCAGCCCTCGCGGACCATCCGATCGTCAATGGCCTTGGTGACGGCGCTGTCCTCGTCACGGCCCTGCGGGTCGTACCACTCGTTGGCGGCCAGCCACTGCTGCGCGTAACTCTGCACGCGCGGGTCAACGCGCGGGGCAGTCGCCTGCTTGGCGGCAGCCTCAACGCGCTGCTTGTAGGCAGAGAGCTGGTTCGCACGATCGCGCGCCTCATCACGCAGCCGCAGGGCCGTCGTGTGATCGTCCCCGTTGCCTGCCTCAATGGCGCGCGCCATGATGGCCTCAGCCTGCCGCGCCTCGGCCAGTGCCTGCTGCATCTGCTGCTCTACGCTGGCTGCGTTCTGGCTCAGGGTGTTGCCCTCAACCGCAGACATGCGCTGCATCAACTCGGCATTCTGCTGGCGCAGATAGGCAATCTCCTGCTGCGACCGCTCCCTCGCCGCCTTCTGCACCTGACGGCGCTTCGTGCGTGTGTCGCGGGTGCGGCGGCTCTTTTCTACGATCTCGCCCTCGGAATCCTCTTCCGAAACGCCCATGCGGCTCTCATCGTCGTCATCTTCATCGTCTTCAGGCTGCGTCTCGGCCTGCTCGACCTGCTCAGTCCCGTCGGTCTCCACGATGACAATGTCGTCGTCGTCTCTTTCATCTACTGCATTGGTCATGATCGGCTCCTTTTAGCCTGATGGATCAGACAAAGGCCTTCATCATCAGCGGGTCGCCGGTGACTTTGCCAATGAGATCCAGATCGTTGAGGATTACGAAGATGATCTCCTGATCATCGTCGATTTTTACCGTCCACTTGTCGCCACCGTATTTGGGGACGCGGACGAAGTCCCCCGGCAGTGCCCACGACCCCTCGGGCCATGACTCTTGCGTGTTGCGGTTCTTGAACGCCAGATCGCCAACGGCCACGACCTTGGCCACCTGCGTGTTCCAGATCTCGGTGTCCTTGGTGTCACCGGTCAGGATGATGCCGCCGGCCGTCTTGCGCTTGGCCAGACGGATTTGACACAGCACGCGGCTGCCAAAGGGCTGCACGCCCGGATCGACGGCCGGGAAAGCCTCATCGAGGCTGCCATACGCAAATTGCACTTTGTTGATTACATAGTCTTGCACGGGTGCTCCTCCGCTCAAGTGGTTAGAGATTAAAGTCTTTTCGTTCGTTCTCCGCGACCATGTCGATCAACACGGTTTTGGCCAACTCAAGACCTGCGAACATGCCGACGACGCGCCCGTACTCGAACGTGTCGCGGCCTTGAGGTTGCTGCAACGCATCGCGCGCCAAATCGGTCTGCGATTGCTCCAGTCGCTGCAGGAAAACCTCAATTCTCATGCAGGCGTCTTGGGCGAGTTCTTGCCGCCCAGCGCGCCCTTACCGGCGCCCGTCTCGACAGCTTCGCCCATCGCCAGACGCTTGTGCATCGGCATGGCGTCGGCGCTGACCGGATTGCCTTTGGTGTCACTCTTCATCGTCACTCTCCTTACGGGTTGATGCCTGTGCCGGTGGATACGCCAAAGCGCTCGCCGGTCTCGACTTCGAGCTTGGCGAGTTCCATCGCCGTCAAATTGTCTTGCGTGTTCATCGCCTGACGTACCTGCATCTCGGCCAGCTTGCGCTCGGTCTCGACCTGCTCACTCTCGCGATCGGCGGCGAGGCGCGCCTGAGCCTGCTGCGCGTCGAGTTGCAGGCCGGCTTGGTCAAGCTGCAGTTTGGCTTGGTCGATCTGCGCCTGCTGCTGCATCTTGGCCACATCAAGCTGCGCCTGCTGCTGCAGCTTGGCTTGATTGATCTGCAAGTTGGCGGCGTCGGTCTGCGCCTTCTGCTGAGCCTGCGCCGCGGTGAGCTGTAGGCGCTGGGCATCGTTCTGCGCACGCTGCTGGATTTGCTGCGCCTGCAACTGCAACTGCTGCATGGCCATCTGCGCGTTCGGATCTGGCTGCGGCTGCGGTGCGAGCGACTGCAGCAACTGCTGCGCCTGCTGGATGACGGCCGGGATCGCCGCGAAGATGTCAGCGGCGCCGCCCACAACAGTCTGCGACGCCTCGGCCAGCATGCCGTCAAACGCACGCCGGTCCTCTGGCGTCTTGATCTCCTTGAGCATGTCGCCAATGTCCGTGCCGGTGGCCTCGGTGCCCAATTCGAATACGCTGTAGGCGTACCACAGCGCGATGTGTTCCTTGATGTGGTTCAAGATGCCCGGCAGATATGTGGGCGCAATCAACTGGCTCATGCCCAGCGCGGGCGACATCATGTAGGCGAGGTGCGTCTTGAGGTGCGCGATGTGATCTTGCTCGGGGAAGGCGATGATCGGCCGCCCCATAGTCGCCGCCACGTTCTCGTTGACCGCGTTCTGCTCCTTTGGCTCAAGGGGTGGATTGAGCAGATCCTTGGCGTTGGGGATCTTGAGCGTGTCGAGGATGCGCTCCTCGACTTTGCGCTGGTTGTACAGTTGCGGCATGGCGGCCGCGCGCTGGGCGACGGCCTGCACCTGCGCAAAGCGCTGCGCCTCCGAGAAGATGTTGGGATCGCTGACCGGCACCACGTCGAGCGGGCCTTCGAAGTCGGCGCGGGTGGCCAGCTCTTCGCCGATCTCAACGTCCGTCTCCTCGTCGTCGAGGTACATGCCGTTGAGGCGGTGCAGGATAGCCAGCAGGCGCTGCATGCTGTTGTGCAGCCGCGCGTGGATGGCGCTGAACACCACCATGCCCTGCTCGATTTTGGCGAGCGTCGTGCCGACCGGAGCGTTCGGGTTACCGTCGGCGATGTCGTCGATCGTCGTGCGGATCACGCCCTTGCCGGCATCGACAAGGAAGCCAAGCAACTGGAACAACACTGCGCTTGGCGGGTTGTACGGCAGCGGCATGATCAGCTTGCGGATGTCGTCCGCCGCCAGGCCGCCCTCGATCTCCATCACCTGCGTCGGCTGAATCTCAAGGCTCTGCCCGCCGCGCGAGCCGCCCTTGAGCTTGAGCATCGTCTGGCTGTTGCTGATGTGCGCGCTATCGAGCAGGGCGCGCAGTGCGCCCGTTGACGCCGCCGCGATGCCGCCGACCATGTGCGGCAGGCCGATCGGATACGCGCCGCGCCACGGCACGAACGGGAACTCGACGAACCAGTTGAGCTCTTCCTGCGCTGAATCCAACTCGTCCCAGTTGCGGTAGATGCTCAGCACCTTGCCGGATGTCTTATCAACGCTGATGATGTACGGCAGCAGCTCGTCGCCCTCGATGTCGGCGACCGTGTAGATCTCGTAGATTGTGCGCAGCCCATCCTCGTTGTAGGATGTCTCGTTGCGGCCTTCGATTTTGTTGTT